ACAAAATGCCCCCTCACTTCCGGCCGATATTTGGCGAATAGTCTCATGACTACTGCATAGGTCTTCGTACCTGGAGGATTCGTGTAGACAGCCCTATTATTTTCCTACGGGACTATAGTCGGGTGTTCGCCGGTATGGGTTATGAGTTTCAATAAACCCTATTTAACTGTCTCTTAAAGACTTTATCTTTTCATTCTGAAATCCCTTAAGGATTTATTGCAACACCTGCATCATTTGTTTTGGACGGACGCCGAAAGAAACAAAATGTTGCTGTCGCATGGCAAAGGACTCTGATAGTCGTTTGAAGGGCTTCTCCGGTATGAAGCCTTCGAAGTAGCCAACAGCATTGTGGAAGTTTGGGGTCGCGCCCAGGTGGAAGCAGTTGCAAGTCCTACGATGACGTCCTCTCTCACTTGTAAATATTGAGGCATGTCTTCTTACGACTTGTTCGTCTACCATAAGCTACTGCGTAATCGGTTTGTGATGGGGGTCACTTACTGTAGCAGGATAAACGTGTGATATATAATTTACCGTATGTTTTGATCTTTCCTTGGCGGAAGCGGTTAACCCGTCATTGTATGTAACCACGACTTAACAAAATTTCACTTAAGAAAGAAAGTCGTACCGGAAAACGCACCCCCTTGTTTTTGTGTAGCCCTGCCGAACGCCGCCATTTGTGGTATCGTCAGTGGCAAAATAAGAAGAAAATGACGTACACCCAGATGCGCAATAAGTTTATGACATCTAGGTGTGTGTCACAGGAGCTTAAAAATATACGCTCCTTTTTGATCGATGACTCGAATCGCCGTAATCTAATGGTTGAGGAGAGCATAGCAAGATCCGCCGGATGCCCCTTCCACTGTAGAACGTGTAGGATGTGGAGGGGAGCAGAATATTGCCAAGATCGTTGTGCTGTTTGCCGTGTGCATTTCAGCTTGCCGGTGGAAATATGTCAGTTTGGCTGCGGGTATTGTGCCGAGAATTTACGGTGCAGTTCCCAATGTGTTATCTGCCGATTGACTAAGGCCGAAACCCATATGAAAGAAATAACATATAAACCCATATGGTGTTATGGCCAATTCGTGGAAAGAGATACGGTCTCAGTCCTGATTCGTAGTAGGATTAGAGCCCGTAAAATAATGGACTGGATGCATAACCCGACAAATTGTTGGTTTTATGACATCTACGAGGCCAATGTAGAAGGTTTCCTGTTACAACCAAGGAGCCTGCACCATAGCTCTATATTAGCTGTTCTAGGTATGGATAGCCATTACTTTATACAGAGGTTAGGTTCCTACCGTAGTCTCCTAGAATATTATCAGCAATCTTTTAAAATGGATTTAGGATTTATATGTGCACCATTTTTGCAGCATTTACATCTTAGTCCAGTTTATGTTAGGAATAGTTCTGATTTGTATGCTGCTATTTGTTTTTTGGATAACAAACTAAGTGCATGGACACGCTCCCAGGATGTAGTTACACCTTTCCAATTTCTGCAAGAAGTTATAGTTATTCTAGTTAACCTCGTGCGCATCCTTAATCCAGTTGTTTGGGATTATGCCGGCGTATATACAGAACGATTATTCGTTGGTGCTGACGATTATCGCGCACCTATACTGAGAGCCTTTCTTTTAGATCCCAAATGTATGCAGATCCACATAAACAGATTAGGAATATCAGACACTTTTGTACCCTTCTTTTATTTTTGGAACAAAGCTATGGGAGATAAGCATCGTTTTTATTACCGTGGGGTGTTAGATCAGCTTGCACCTTTCGATATAGAATCGGCTATGGAAGCTTTCGCTAAATATCGCCTCCTGTTTGACATAGAGACTAACCCAGGTCCGTGGTTTAACATCGGCCACACGATTAATATGGATCAGAGTGTAGTGTCGTCAATGGAACAAATTCTTGATAAGATGAAGGAGTTCTTAGTACAATCATGTGACTACACTGTACATTCAGCGAAGGAAGCCGTTAGTGCGACAGCAGATGTTATCAAACAACATGTGAACACGATGGCTGAAGATGCTTTAAAGATTGTAGCGCGAATTGTGAGAGCGGCATGTTGTTTATTGCTTTTTATGTCTGGAACACCTATGCAGAAAGCTCTAACAGCAGTTGTGATTGCCACAGACTTATACGATAGTTACCAAGAACAGACAAGTTCAGTGGCTCCGTTAGAGGTTGTTGAATACCAAGCTGGTGAAGATAATATTGAGTCCACTCTTGGGTTCCTTATGAAAAGCCTATTTCATTATAATGATATGGGCTTCATTCGTCGCCATGCCAACGACTTCCGTAGCATCACATTCGCGCAGAATACAGTGAATAGTTTTAAGAACTCCGTGGTAGATGCAATCATGCTGGTCATCAAAGTTTTTAAGATCTTTTATCACCTGTTTACCGGCATGCCATACGACATAACACCAACACAGAAACAGATGTTGTCCTATATCGCTCAAATTCAGAAAGAGATGAGTGATTTGATGGCTTTAGCAGATGAAAACTTTATGCAAGTTGGCACTTTTGGCTATACTTTGGAAGTTATTAAGTTGGCCAAGCAAGTGCGTAGCATCATATTTGCTAAAGTTAAGGAATATAGTGTTGCTGGTACAACATTTCTGGCGACCTTAGCCCTCTTAGAACGTAGGGTTGCGGTGATATCTTCAGCGATGTCACAAGAGCCAAATAGGCGCCAGCCAGTATCAATAATCTTGAGTGGCGGCACTGCTGTTGGAAAGACTACACTTGTTCCGATCATCGCTAACGCAGTGGCATTAAAACTGGACATGAAATATGTAACACCATCGACAGTCTGTTACCAGCATAACAACAACCAGAATGACTTTTTCGACGGATACAGAAACCAACCGTTCTACTGGGCTGATGAGTGGCTTTCCACTGATGATGCCGAAACAAATTATGCAGAAGTTACACGGTGGTTTAAGATTGCTAACATCTCACCTTATCCGTTGAATATGGCTGATTTGGAGTCAAAAGGAAATACTTATTTCACATCTGATTTCTTTATCGCGACTACCAATCGCCAAAGATGGAATAATGCCTATCTCGGTAAACGAGAGTCATCTGAGGCCTTTTTCCGGCGCATAGACATCTGCGTTGAAGTCAAGTTAGACAAGATTAAAATTCCAGAATCGGGTGAAATTAATCCCGATGCGTGGAGTTTTGAGGTGTTCGAGTATGACGGTAAAACGTTGGCGAAAACCTCTCAAGTCATAAACTTGGATACCTTGGTAGCAAAAATCTGTGCGTGTTATCACCATTATGGGTTGAATAAGCGTCGTATGAATGAGTTCATAGCGACGTTGTGGCAGCAAGAAGGACGAGCAGCCGAAGTGGAGATGGAAACTGATTTGCGAAGACAAATGCAGCAACAGGGTCCAGCTTCATTATCGGATGAACTAACATTGATTGCACGTCACTTAGCCCAAGAGAGCACGCCAGTCACATACCAAGCTGGTGATCCTAGTGAGACACCAATTCTGGAAGATGCCGAAGGACCACGTGCTGTTACTGAATATAGGGTTGAATATGATAACTTCATACAAGAGGTTAACATTATGCCCTATCGAAGGATATGTGAAATGGCGCGTAAGATCAAGTTCGGAATATGGTCCTTTCAAATACCATCATGGACGGAGAGTCTTATCAAGGCGATCAGAAGCGCTTGGGAGTTCATTAACAACAAGTGGACCCTTTTCGCTGTTGGAGCGCTCGCTAGTATAGTGGCATTATATACGATTTTCCGTAAGACAGAGAAAGGTGTTGAGTTGCACTCAGGAGAAACAGAGCATACGCAGCGGCGCATTGTTTTGTCAAATCATGTTGAGGCGCAAGGCACCATTGATGAATCCAATTTGACCTGGATAGAGAAATTCTCTGCGACCAATATTGTGTTGCTAAGAGCGTTGAATCAGACAGGTACGACCTGGTCGGAATACGGTGTGTTTGTTGATGATAAGACCTTAGTCACAAATTATCACTTCATATCCGGCTCTGAAAGAGCAATCCGCATGTTATTTGCGGATGGATCGTATTCATCATTTGATTGTGACAATGTCACTATTAGGACCTGTCATGAGAGAGATTTGGCCATCATTAGTTTTAAAGGGGCAATGCAAGGTGTAAGGAAAATAACATCCAAGTTGTTGCGCAATATAGATCTTTGCGTCAATTTTGGCACTGCATTGGTAATCAGGCCAGCTGATAATCATGTTCCTTTTAACTTTGAGGTCAAGTATGTACCACCTCTTAAGATAGCAGACAATATAGTCGGGCCTGGTGAAGTACGCCATAGACTAACATATGCGTCAAGTTTCGATTCGGAAGCCGGCCAGTGCGGGTTACCCTACTTTGTTATATCCAAAGGTGCCCTATTCATAGCTGGTATACATTTCGGAATGGCCAGGTCGTTGCAGAAGTCGCTGATGACCACGATTGTCAAGGAAGACTTCCTCGATGTGGTGGAAAAACAAATGCTGATGATTCATGGACCTAGTGAATTTAGGGAAGAAGAACTACCCAATGAAGAATCAGTTTATATTTCCAGAAAGAGCAACATTCGACCATCTGTGTTGCAAGAGGAAGCACGACAATGGGCTTTAGAAGAAAACATCGTGATAGATCGCGCCCCCGCAATTATGAGACCTACGGGAGGTGTCGACCCCATGCAAGTGGCTGTCAGTAAATTTGACGTGCCAGACGTACCAGACGCTGGGGATTTTGCCCCCTTCTTGACGAGAGCAGTGGACTATTTGGCGGAGAAACATCAAATGCCAAAGAAAGCCACAGTCGAGTTGACTTGGGAGGAAGCATGCTATGGAGTTGATAGTGACGAACGCGAAAAATATCTACTTAAGCACATTGACTCCATTAACATGTCCACAGCAGCTGGCTATGATTATCGTGCCATCCATGGAAAGGGTAAGAAGAAATTGCTCGATGCTGAGGGTCATTTCATACCTGAGGTTCTTACCAACGCACTTCGAGTTGAGAGCAATTGGGAGCACGGCACTTGTAATAGTGATGTCGTTGCTGTCGATTGTTTGAAAGATGAGTTACGGTCCTCCGCTAAAAGATCTAAGTGTGAGACGCGTATCATTTCTGTCTTGCCCGTGCATTATAACATTGCTGTGCGAAAGCATACTGCGCCACTAACAGCTTGGCTTATGGAACATTGCACGCAATGGGAAATGGCAGTGGGTATAAACCCACATTCACTGGATTGGAAATGCCTGTATGACCGCCTACGCAAGCATGATTTTGCAATTGCTGGCGACTATTCAGGCTTTGATAGGACAATACCAACGTCCATTGGAAACTTGTTTGTTGATTACCTCGTTAAAACAACACACCAGCCAGGGAAGCGTGAGCTCTTCAAGGCAATTGTTAACGAGATGCAACATATGCCACACATTGCTGGCAATTGTAAATATTACCCCACGCATGGCAATCCATCAGGCCAGGTATTAACAGCATGTTTCAATTCGTTTGTGAACATGACTTTCTGTCTTGCGACGTTCTTATATGCTGGAAGAAATGAAAGCACCCCGTACAATACCACGGACTATGAGAATCATGTCGCTATGACAGTTTTTGGGGATGACCACGTGATGTCCGTAGACCGCTCATGTGATCTTTTCAATATGCTCAGCATTATGCAAGCCGCACAACAACTCGGCATGAAATATACTGATAACAAGAAGAATAAAGATCTAGAGAAATTCCTCCAATGGGACGATGTGACATATCTCAAGCGTCGTTTCATTCGAAAGGATGATGAAGTCTACGCCCCACTAGAAAGATCAGTCATTTTTGACATGTTATCGTGGGTGCGAGATTCCGAATCAATAACAACTGAAGAAGCACTGCAAGCCAGAGCCTATAATGCCGTGATGGAAAATTTCCATTATGGCAAAGAGGCGATGGATCAATTTCGAGGGAGACTGAATGAGCTGCTGGTTAGTAATGACATAGCTCCTATAAGTTTATCATGGGAGTATGTCTATCGAGCATTCCGTGAAGGAACAATCGAATACGATACTAGCGACTCTTTCGTCAAGATCTGGATACCATCGGAGTTTGTCACGCATATACCCGAACACCAAATAGATCCGGTTTGGTACAATTTCAGAGATGAACCGATAAATCAAGAAGAGCGAGTTATCTGCTCATTCGGTCCCCCTGAAAGTGTGACTCATTTTCCGACTGGAGAAGGTTGGAATGAGCCATTGCGTGACTTTTGGGATTTCTCTTAAGTAACATCAGAACTCCGCCTTGAACCTCTAAAGGTTTGGTTTTCGGCGTGGATACCTAGAGCCTTATGACATTTGTCCTATGAGTTTGTATGGTTCCTCACCGAGCTTGACGACCTCGTGTTGACATGGAACGTAGTCTTTTTCTTGATCCTTTCCGAACGTATCATAGGAGCGCTGGTAGTCTTGTTGAGTAATCCAAGACAATTAGCTCTGAGTGTGAGTTTGGATGTAGGTGATCTGTACATATTTATTTATGAGTATTTTAGAACAACCTTTTATTTCCAACAACACCACTACCACCACTATTAGAGACCACTCTTCCCAAATAGTGCAACCTAATGTGCATGTAGTTAAAACTTTACCACAAGATGACCCCACGTTAGAAAATCATGTTGATCAGACTTTGACAGAAACATCAAAGGTTGACAATACTGAAATTCTTGAAGTTGGTGTGGTAGAAACAGCTGGCTTGAAGCTTAAAAAGCTTCCGCCTACCATTCCTGTATCATCACTCCAAGAACAGTTATCGCGACGTTATATTGTAGGCAATTTCAAGTGGAATATATCTGACCCATTTTCAACATTGCTTGCAACATATACGTTTCCGAGAGATCTGCTGATGCAACCTCGTGTAAGGCAATTGCTTTCACGTTACCAGTTCTTCCGGGCTGATGTTGAAGTCGAGATAAGAGCCAATGCGAATCGGTTCCAATATGGTTCCCTTATCGTTGACTATCTTTCTATGGCTCCTCAACAAACAACTGTTTTTCAAACGGCCTCAATTGGTGCTGGTGCAATGACTGCTGGCTATCGGATGGAAGATGTTTATCAATCTACTTTGAACCCACATCTGATAGTCTCAGCTCAAGCCAATGAAACCGCCAAAATAACCATACCTTGGGAATGTCCTTTTGAATGGGTTAATTTAGGCTTGATAGGAATGAATACTGATAACGTTTCTAAACTTAACGTTGATTCAATAACATCCGAAATTTCTCGTGCAGCTATTGGCGTTGCAAATATTCGTGTGTTGGCCCCACTTGCTACAGTAGTGGAAGATGGTGCCACACATTGCTACGTCCAGGTATTGGCGCGCTTTGTTAATGTACAAGTCAACGGCCCCACTATGACAACATGGGGTGAACCACCGGCTGAAGTTACATATCAAGCGTTAGAAACACGAGATATCCAACCTATCTTAGCCTCTATGAAACCTAATGAAATACCAGATTTATTTCGAATTGTGACAGACCCAATAGGTTCATTAATAGACCTTGGTTTAGGCTGTATTGAAAATACATTTTCCAAAATTTGGGATTTCTTTGGTTTTTCTAAACCTTCGAAAATAACGGAGATACAAAATCGTAATCTGACATTACAAAATGATCTCAGTTCTATCGTTGGCCAAGATATTTCCTCCTCTCTTTCCTTAATGCCTGACGCTTCGGTCACCAATGCAACAGAATTATTCCATCCACATTCCACTCTTTTGAAGGAGTTGGTTGCAGAGGAGACTCTGTTGACTATGGTGCCTATTTTACCATCTCAAGAAGTAGGTACTGAGGTTTTCTGGTGTCCTGTTCTGCCTGCATTCTCCAACTGTCAGAGTAAGGTCCAAGTCGAAACATCTAATACAATTAGTAATCAAGCTGGCAAGCTAATAATGCCCCCGCACCAAGTTCAAGAGATTATGGGCGGATGGGCTGCGACATACAGCAACACTTTCCAAGCATGGAGAGGTGATGTTGTATTCCGCTTCCATTTCTATGCTTCAGCCTATCATCAAGCTAGGATTCTTATTGTTTGGACTCCAACTCCACTACATACATCACCTATGACGCTTGGTTATGGTGATCTGCTTTCTAAGCAAGTCATTATCCAAGATGGCGAAGTGGATGTGGAATTTTGTGTACCTTATTGTCAGGACGTTAACTTTCTTTATACCACGGCCTGTCTTAAAGACAAAATACCTTACGTGGCCAGTGATAATATGAGTTATGATCCTCATGGAGGAATAGGTTCTACACAGCGTACTGGTTATAATGGAATGGCTAATGGGTACATTTCTGTATGGATTGCTAATACACCAGTGGTCATGCAGACTAATTCCCACGCGCCTATCCATATGATGGTCTACCAGCGTTTTGAGCGATTTGTGTTTGAGCATTACCAGTCTCTTGCTGATTCTGTTCCATCTTTTGCGAGAAAGAGTGTGATTGCTCCACTACCACCGCCTATTGGTCCACCACCAACTATGGTTGAATATCAGGCAGGTGAGGAGACTGAACCAGATCTCTTCCTAAATTATGGTGATCAACCAACTGATCTACTGTCGTTGACACACCGTTATTCGACTGGTAGAATACAAGTATCGCCTTTGGAAGCGAATGGAAAGTCAGTTTCTGCTCATTTACCATCGTTGTCCAAAATTGTTAGCCAGACCTTTGACATCGCACTGTTTGAGTATAATGCTCGTGCAGTGTTAGGTATTGATTCCTCTGGATACATTAGCCAATTGCAATTGCTGTTTCTACCTTACCGATTTTATCGTGGTAGTACTAGATACAGGATTGTTGGTCAACTTGGCAATGATATTCCTGAACTTTCGATGGCTACTTTGGCAACACAATTTCATAATCCGGGCGTTTTCGATCCAAATCAAGTAGGACTTTATACGTCTAACGGAACACGTTGGATGTATTCCTCTTATTATCCTAGTATGGAGATTTCCTCTCCTTATTATAATCGGTTCCTCTATTCATACCTATGGTTGCAATCACCACCTGCAACTAAAGTTCTGTTACCAACAGCAGACATTGGTTATGTGTACGATGAGGTTCCGTCCATACATTTACTTAACACTTACAAAACTTCTGCCCCCTCTAGTATATCTTTTATGATGGCCACAGGAGATGATGTCAGGTTTTCAGGTAAATGTGCTCCACCCTATTTGACTTATTACTCAATTAGGGACCCGAAGGTCTTTGCAATTTATAGTTACAATTCCCCTCCATAAAATTTATAAAGGTAGTATCCTTTTCAAAAAATCTCTTCAAATAATTTTAATACTTTGTATTAATCGCACTTTGCACGTTTTTCTTTTTCCTTTTAGGTAATTTTCCAAAACTCCTTTAGGTAACTTTTTCCGAAAATATTGCATGGTGCGACCTTTTCCAGTGATAACGTGTGTTAGCGTTTCACTTGAAATGTCTTACAAACGTTCTCACTGGGAAAGGGTTCTACAAAAAAAAAAAAAAAAAAAAAAA